AGTTTTCCACAAATTTGCCCTGGGCGATATCGGTATTCACCGTACCTTTCTTGAAATCCCCACGTAGCCTCATCGGCTATGGGGTCCCCTACGCCCTGGGCGAATATTTCTTTGTTTCTTACGGCTTGTTCACCTATGTGTGATAGTGCAGGCCAATAGTAGTCGAATCTGGTCAACCTTGACCACATTCTATTTAGGCCTTGCTGATATGTTAAATCTGCCCTTACGGATATGAAGCCGATTATTGTTACGTGCTCTGTAAATGATTTTGTAAATCCGTGATTTGTAAATTGTCCGACACCTACCCCGGCTAAATTTCCTTGTGGGGTTAGTGCGGTTTGAACATCCGTTGCTGTAAAGCCCGTTTGAGCTATTGGAGTTATGTTTATCGGCGTAGATCCTCCGCCTAAATATTCCGGCCTTGTTGCTCTTAAATCTGGTGATGTTACTCCGAAATGTGCCTTTGTTATCTCAATTAGTCTTGTTCCGCCTCTAGCGTCGCGCTCCAGGAGCCTTTGCACCTGGAATGATTGTCTTAACTCATTAATTGTTGCTGATGTTGCATCTGTTAGATTTGCAACCAATCCGGTTTCTGTTCCGAATATTACATTCTCATTTCCGCCTCCGGCGAATCCCGCCATTTGCAGTCTTACATCTGACTGCACTACTCCCATATCTCGGTCTATCGTTTCCGTTATTCCCTGTATTTTTACTCCTAATTGATTTGATTCTACTGGCGCCGATGTTCCAAGCGGTAATAATACCGCATCGCCTTTTTGGGGAAAAGGAAGTGATGATGTAAAATAATCATGGCGCTTTCCGCGCCTTGTTAATTTATATGTCGATTCGGGATCTGGACCATCGTCCAAAGGTACGGGCAATGAATCCTGTAGGTTTTGATCCCTATACCACTCGTTATATATTAAATTTATTGCCCTTAATGGCAATGCCGAGTGGCTAATTCCTTCGATTAACGTTGGTATTCCCAGGTAATCGTATAACCCCTCATTTGGATATCCCCCTACCGGGGATACTATTTGGGGTATTGTAAAGTCTGTCGAATCCGACGGATTTGTTTGTTCTCCCATGAATTTAGCCCAGTTATCCCATATTAATCTGTTAGGGACTGCGAAGAATTGTGTCTCTATTATCATATTATCCATTGTCGGGAAAATTGGCGTTGAAAGCCTAGCCAATGCCGCAGTATTTAATGTAAATGTATCTCCCGGCAGTCCCTCGTCGCAGAAGAACGGAATTAAAAACCCACCGTCAAATGTGCATTTATATGGGCTTGATCTATCGAATGACGATCGCGGTATTTCTGCTTTTGGAACTTCGCTGAATTGATGCTGACTTACTGATTTTCTACTTGACGGCTTGTGGTATGTCATTATTTAACCTCTTTTAAATCGCCTATTGGCGGATCTGTAAACAACTCTCTTTTTTCGTCTGGTTCAAATGGCGTTACGAATTCTATACCATTGCCAAGAGCAATAGGATTATTTGTTAGAAATTTCGCTTTATTATCTGACCAAGACCCTATATTAAATAGTGTATAGTCCTCGGGATGCTTCCCGAATTGGTGATTTTTGTCATTGACACAGTCTGCAAATACTCGGATGGCCATGCCATCTTCGTGGAGAAAGAATGGAGTCAGATACGCTTGGGCTTTACTATCATAAATTGTGAAGATTTTATGATTCATATTCATTTCCTTTTTTGATTTTCTGTTTGGGCTTTTTTACAGACTTCCCTAACGATAAGTCTTTTTAACGTGTTGTCTTTTATGTGTATTTCTGCAAACTCCGTTCTTTTTCGTTTGATTTCCTGATATACCTCAGGACATTCTTTTTCCAACTGAATGTCGTAATACCTGGGGGTGGGTACATGATGGTAACTATTGCTTGATAGAACGACAACATCATCCGACGGGAAGACGTCTCCTTTGAATTTCTCGTACCAGGTTTTAGCGATTCCAGGCCTATTGGACATCGTTGAGTACTCTTGTTGAACTGGATAAATTTCGCCGGTAATCTCGCATACTTTTTTGTAATGCTCATCTTTTTTATCTCCATTAATTTTTTTGGTTATGTAGCGGGCAACGTAGCCCGCGGACTTAAGAGTCAAGTCCATTGTTGTTACGAATCCCTTTCCCCATACTTTTTCTAGTTCCTCTGACGTGTATATGTTTCCTGTTGTTTTTTCCTCGAATAATTCGAGATCATCGAATTGATGATTGAATATACATGCATGGTAATGGGGTCGCCCTAGCTTGGATTCTAATTGTGGTTTTCCGATATCTTCATCTAATTCGGCATATTCGCCGCAATGATAGAATCGGATCCTTTTTGGTTTTAGTTTTTCTCTTAGCCTATACATAAATTTCGTATAGTCTTTTTTTATTAATGTTCCTCCCGCTGGGAGATTTTGGTCGTCATAGGTTAGCGTTATTACGCAATTTTCTTCATGCATTTGGGCTTCATGCATGATTCTGACTGACCATTGTCTGGAATAGTCGAGCCGACAGCCTATGCAGCGGCCACATTTTATCCAGACGGATTTTGTAGCGTCACCAGTCGGTGACTTATGGAATATTAATTGCCCCCCACCAACGGCTTGTTTTGCCTTTATTGGGTGGTAGCAAGTTATATTCTGTACCCGCCTCGCATTATCCGCCCTTGACGGTTCTTTTTATGAGAGCGGGATGCTGTCCTAGTGAACAGCTTTTTAGATCTCCTTTTGGAGATTTTATTTCGGTATGCCATTGGATCACCTCATTTTTTTGTTGGGTGAGATAATATATCTCACCCTGTACATATACGTCAAGTAGAGTTATGTACTTTTACCCCCCAAATCCCTCTGGGTTTGATGGTGATTTTCTGCTTTTTTGTGTAGTGAATCGTTGGTTTTTTGAGCAGTATTTTGAGATGCATTAAATAGAATTTAATTTGCATCTTTGGACTCGCTCTCGCTCGTGATTTTTTTCGATTCCGGTTTTTTTTCTTTTTGGGCTTCGCCCTTTTTTGCAGTGGTGGATTTTTGTTCTTGCTGAAGTTTATGCGCTAGACCTAGTTCCACCATTTCTGCTTGATTGTTATTATCTTGGACAAAGTCCAAGAATTTTGCCGGATCGTTTTCGAACTTCGTTCTGATTGAGGAAGGTAGTTCATTGAACATATCCCTTCCTTTTGCGACGATCTCCAAACTAGTTTGGAAGTCGTCGCTAGAAGCAAAGCCGTAGCTTGCTTCGTGTTTAGTTACGTGGTCTATAGCCCCCGTTTTTTGATATTTCGCCATTATATTATTAATGTCGCATTCTTTAGTGAATGATTGTTTTGTTAGTGATACGCCCAGATCGCCAATGTCTCCCAGGCGTTTTTTCGGTCCGTAAGCGGACCTTATTGTGAATGGATTTTTTTTCACCTTTTCTTACCTTGTACATTTATATGAAGATGTTTATGTCCTATATGGTCGGTTCTTTTTTTACCTTTTTTACCTTTTTTCTCTGCTTTATCTATTATTTCTTGCATTTCCTTAGATGTTTTTCCTGTTCCTCTTTGCAACTCTAGATAGTTTCTTTTTACGTCTATAGCTGTCGCTGCGCCTTTTATTACTCCGTATGCTGCGTCGAGGTCGCGGCCTATTTGTCCGCCGACTCTTTCCTGTCCCTCTTTCGCATCAACTAATGCTGTATTAGCCTCTATGTTTGCTATTTCCGCATGTATCTTTGCCACCTGTGTGGCCGTTGCTGCGTAATCTGGTACCTGAGCTATCGCTCCCCCGGTTGCTTTAGCACCAGGTCCCCCTGTTCCCGATAATATCGGGTTTAGTCCTGCTCTTCGTAAGTCTTCGACTTCGTATTGATGGGCTTTTCTTGCCATCTCTCTTTGAAATTTAATTGATGTTCCCGCAGCTGCTTGCTGCTGTGATCCTTGTAGTACTGCGCCTCCAAGGATTGCGCCTCCGATAACGTACGGCATTTTTTATCCCTCTCTATTAGCATTTTATCTGCAATTTCAGCGCAGTCTTTAATGCTTAGTTTTTCATGTTCTCCCCGGCCTGCGCCGGGGTGTAGAGTCATTGCAACTATTGTTGCAAAGTATATATCCCATACTTTCATTAAAAATGATCGATGAGCCCTGGTACGCCGTATAACGGCATTGGTCGAGCACACCTAAGACTAAAATATACGTCTAGGATAAAGTGAGGCTCGCTAGGTACCGCTATTATGCGATCGATGGGTGGATTGTCCTCTATGAATAGATCGTTGAGTACTGGCAAGCTCAGGAAGTTTTGGGATAGATGCCAAGCATCTAGTGTCTGTGGGTCGTTTGACCTCAGTTTTCCACAAATTTGCCCTGGGCGATATCGGTATTCACCGTACCTTTCTTGAAATCCCCACGTAGCCTCATCGGCTATGGGGTCCCCTACGCCCTGGGCGAATATTTCTTTGTTTCTTACGGCTTGTTCACCTATGTGTGAT